ACAGTTAAATACTAATTCAACTGAAATCAAAAATGCACAAGACAAAATGCAAAAAGAAATCAAAGCCAATGGTGAGGCATCAGTCGAAACCAAAGCCGCGATTGCTAAATTCGAACAAGCTAATACTGAGCTTAAAGAATTGTTCGGTAAAATGGATGACAAGCTTAAAGCATTGGAAGTTAAATCTAATACGCCTAAGTTCGGCATCGATGGCCAAGAGTTCAAGTCAATCGGTCAATTGTTTGTTGAGTCTGACGTATTCAGTGAGATAAAAACGAACAACCGTGGGTCAAACAACCCGTTCACACTAGAGAAGAAAGACATCACTTCTTTAGCTGCTAGTGCTGGTGCTTTGATTCGCCCTGACCGTGATAGCCGCGTGTTCCAAAACCCTAACCGCCCTATCCGTATTCGTGACCTTATCCCGACTGTGCCCACTGCATCTAATGCGGTTGAGTTCATGCGTGAAAATGTTTACACAAATAATGCAGGCCCGCAGGGTACAGTTACCGGTTTAGGTGGTGGTGAATTTGTTGCTAAAAACAAATCAGAAATCACTTATTCACTTGTAACTAAGCCAGTTCGTACAATCGCTCATTGGATGGCTGCATCACGCCAGGTATTGTCTGATGCGCCTATGCTGCAAAGCTTGATTGATAATCGCTTGTCTTACGGCTTAGATTTAGAGTCAGATGACCAGTTATTGTTGGGTGACGGCACAGGTCAAAACCTTGACGGTATCTTAGTAGATGCAGCAATCAATAACGCTGGTGAGTTACCTTCTGGCACTGCTGCTGCTGATGTACCTGCTGCTATGATTGACCATATTCGCAAAGCTATTCGCATCGAACAGACTAACGAGTATTACAACATGACTGGCCTGTTGCTTAACCCTACTGATTGGGAAATCCTAGAGACAGCCAAAGCTACTGATGGTCATTATTTGATGGTGTCTATGCCTACTGGTCGCGCTGCTGAGTCAGTGTGGAGAATCCCTGTTGTAGTAACTAACGCCATGCCTGCTGACACCTTCTTGATTGGTGACTTCAACATGGGCGCAGTTATCTATGACCGTGAAGATGTATCAGTACGTGTTTCTGAGTCTCACAGTGATTACTTTGTTAAGAATGGTGTTGCCATCTTAGCTGAAGAGCGTTATTTATTGGCAATACCTTTGCCAAAGGCGTTTTGCAAGGGTCTTTTTACCGTTGCAGCATAGTAATTAACATCATATTAAAGGGGTGCGCTAAGCGCCCTTTTTTGTGCCATGAAGTTTATGGTAACCATGTTTTATATCGAGTAAATCTCTGTTAGATATAGCATCTTTAATATCTACGAAATACCCTCCGTGAATATTAACGCCATTTACGCCAACTCTAACGTACCATAAACCCCTACGCTTACACCAGTAAACGCCATTATACCCACTTGTGTTTGTAGCGCGTAGCTTCTGGTTTCTTGAGTTTATATAATTGTTAGCTGATCTAAGGTTTGCTAATCTATTATCCGCCCTGTTGCCATTTATATGGTCAACCTGTTCAGGCGTATAGCCATAAGAATAAAGTATAGCTATTCTGTGGGCGTAGCGTCTTACTTTATTTATACCAAAAGTTATATAACCAGAAGCCCTTACGCCACCAGCCTCTTTACCAGCAAACTTAGTATTCCACTCAGGCCTAACATCATCGCGATGCTTCCACGTAAAAACGCCATTATCTTTATTGTAATTTAGGATTGATTGTAGATATTCTTGATTTAGCATAACTTCACCATTAGTTATATGCACCGAAAAAGGGTTATGGCAATTGGTCGGTGTAACCAATGTTCAGCCGCTAAGCCTAGCCATAATAAAATTGTACCACAAAGCCCTTTAATTAGGGCTTTTTATTGTCCATGATTTACTAACAGATTCCATTGTTGCTATATAAGTGTTGATAATTGCAATGGCTTTATCCGCTTTATTACCATAAGCCGTTCTAATAGCATTAATATCAGCAACCCCACAAGCAAGTGCAGTGCTAGCCTGACACCTAGCAAATAGCCGCCTATACTTATACTTTCTCGATAACCTAGTTTTATACCAGTTAGCCTTACCATACTTTTTTAATTGCTTATTCATCACCACACCTCACAAAATAAATACCATTAATACTAACGCTATCATAATCATCTGGGTTATTAGGGATGATAATCTCAAGTGTTGTTTTTACTTGTACTACTTGCTCAACATGCTTTTTATTGTTAGTTATAGTGACTGGTCCAGTGCTTATATATAAATAAGCTTCATTAACAGGACATAACCCAATATAAATAACATCACAATAAATAGTAGTTTTTTTACTAATAAACTCTATTTGAGTTTTATCGGATGAGTTATCGTGTATTAGTAATTTAGTATAGAATTTAGCATCGTGTGGCTCACAATCTTGATATTGCCATCCATCACTTATATCAACCCTCTTGTAAGTTTTAGGCCACTCAACACACACAACATCACGCTCAGTTAATACAATACTATTAATTTTCATAAAATACCTTCAAAGTTAGTAAAACACCACCTTATCATACATTATTTGTTTATCTGGTCTAACCAGTTTATAATGCACAAAAGAGGTGATTCAAATGCTTAAATATAGATTACTAATGACAACGAACTTAGGCGTTAAGGACTCAATTGTCTTTTTGCCAAATGATTGTCAAACCGAAGAGCGTTTAAAGCGGGGATTAGTCGAGTTAGTTGCTGATGAAAGTAAACCAGCGGAAAGCAAGATTGATGCACCAGCAGAAAAGAAGACACGTAAACCGAGAGCTAAATAAATGACTTATAGCATTGTCACAACTGACCCATTAGTTAGCCCTGTTACGGCATTAGACTTTGCTGACTGGGCGCGGCTGGACAGTGACGACCCTGCTATTTCTTCATGCTTAACAATGGCAACTAGCTTAGTTATATCATTCTTAAAGCTTGACCTACTTACGCGCACGTATACGCTAAAGTATAAGCGCTGGCCAACAATAGGAACTAACACCTTCCCGTCAGTAGCGCGTAACAACTCATATTACAAAGGTTTGATTGATTTACCATACGCCAACCTAGTCGCAGTCACTAGCGTTAAACTGGGCGGCGTATTATCAACTGATTACATTATTGTTGACGGTAAGCCTGATAAATTAGAATTCGACACTGTTACCACGTATGACGATGATACTGTTGCACTAGAGGTAATTTATACTGCTGGATTTGGCACGGTTGACAACATACCACAGCCAATACTTGATGGTATTATGGTTGTTGCATCGTTTATATATTCGCATCGTGGCGGCTGCAATGTTGGTAACGCAGTACATGACTCAGGAGCAGGTATGTTGCTAGCTCCTTTTGCTGTGATGGGTGGTTTAGTATTATGAGCGGAATTACATCATCTCCTATGCCTGTAATCTCTACTAGTAGAGATAAAGAATTTGCAAGGATACCTGTTGATGTTGCCCAGACTTCATTTTTTGAGGGTAGAGAATTTAGGATTATTAGAAAATTATCAACTCCGATAGTTTATAGATTCACAGCATCAGTTGAATTTGTTTTATCTTTTCAATCATTCGGTATTGTAAGTGGAGAATATGAGTTCTATGCATGGAGGGGTGACAATGTAACGCCATCAGGAACATGGACAAGTACCCCTATATTTGGCAAGAACACAAGCGCGACCCGCCAATTGTTCGGAGGCTCATTTTATGAGTCGCAATGTGCAGTTGCTAGCGGTGGAAGTATTACGGTTACAGATAGTAATCTTTACAGTGATTTTGCATGGTTAAAAGCAGCGCAAGCGTCAGGTCAATCGAGCAGTATAGCTGGCCAGTCAACACAAGGAAGATACTTAGCCGCTGGTACTTATTACCTGCAATTTACTGGTACAGGCACAGGTTCTTACGCTATTGAATGGGAGGAAAGACCTTGAAATGCTGCGACATAACTATTGCAGACCTGAATCGTAAAGTACTTGTACAGGATTTAGTACAGACCACGACATTAACAGGGTTTACTGAATCATGGGTTAACGTGGTTAGTGTATGGGCAAAGATTAAGAATATGAGCGGCACAGAATTAGTTCACGCTGACCAGTTAGGCGCAACAGCTTACAGTGATTTTACTATTAGATACCGCACCGGCTTAACTGAAAAGATGAAGATTGTTTACCGTGGTATTGATTACCAAATTAGACACATTAACAACTTAGAAGAAGCTGACCAGTTTTTAGTTATAAAAGCCGAGCGTGGTGTCAGCCAATGAGTATGAAAATAACAGGTGATGTGGCACTCATGGCAACGCTTAGACGCTTAGGCACTGATATGGATGACGCAATTGATAAAGGCGTGTTTGTTACTGCTCACGAAGTCAGAACAACAGCCATCAAGTCAATACAATCACAATCAGCAGGACGCACAGTTAGCCGTAGTCGTCAAGGTGGCGGTGTTTATGCTCACATAGCGGCCAGTGCAGGCGCAGCACCTAACACAGATACAGGAAAGTTAGTGTCTAGTATTGCGGTAGAGAAAGAATCGGATGCTCATTATACGGTAGGCTCAAATTTAGATTACAGCGCGTGGTTAGAAATGGGCACAAGCAAGATGCTCCCTAGACCTTGGTTAGAGCCAGCGCTTAGGGCAAACATTAATAATTTACGTGACAACATTGTTAAGACTGCAAATTTAGCAATCAATAAGGCGAGCAAATGAGCGTACAGGTTCAGGTCATGTCGATGATAGTTAGCGCCTTACGTGCTGATACTGCATTAACTAGCCAGTTAATCACATACGCTACGACTAACGGTGTGTTTACACACGTAGCGCAGGGATTTGATGATTACCCTTATGTGGTTTTGTATGACATAGATTTAAACAACGATGACAATGACGTAACACTAGCCTTTGACGGTGTTTTTAACCTTCATAGCTGGTCTGACAGCCTAGATTTTGCTGTTATCGGTAATATACAGAAAGCAATTTACAACGCTTTACACAGAGCAAATTTAACAATGACGGATTATGATTTAATTGATATGTATCAAGAGAATCAGATAACACTACGCGACCCTGACGGCATAACCCTTCACGGTGTGCAGCGGTTTAGAATTATTTTACAAACAAAAGAGGCTTAAGAAAATGGCAGCAGGAAAAGGTTTTACAGGGCGCAAAGTTACCCTAACAATTGGCGGCGTTGGTTCAATTCCAATTATGACTAAAGGCTTGGCTATGTCTAATGGCGCTGTAGACGTCACCAGCGACACTAGCAACGGATGGACTACAATACTAGCTGAGGCAGGCGTTAAGTCTATCAAGCTATCATTCAGTGGTGTAGTTGAAAACCTTAGCATACTAATGTCAGTAGTTCAGAATGTTAGCCAGCTATATGCATGTGTTATTACTTATCCTGACGGCAGCACTGTTACAGGTGATTTCCAGTTCGGTGAGTATTCAGACACAGGCGATAGCGGTGATAAATACACATTTGATGCGGCTCTTGCTTCATCTGGCGTAGTTGTATTTGTTGCAGGCGTTTAATTATGGGTATGATAATGCGAGAAATTGAGATTGATTACAAAGGAGAATCTTATGACATCAGCATGAATATGGGGCTGATAAATAAGATTGAGTCGGCTGGAGTCAATATTCTATCTTTGCAAATATGCCTTGATGAAGGTGGAATTCCGCCTTTAAGTCTTTTATCAACTATGTTTGCTATATGCCTATCATCTACAGGAAAGCGCGTTACTCCGGATGATGTATGGGCATATATAACAAGTGGCGGGGATGGAACAGCAAAAGCAGTTGCAG